CGCTGTCCTTTCGGCTCGGGGTTGGCTAGAGGCCTGCCGGTAGCCGTGGAGAATAGCGGCTGATGACACGAGCTGACAGTGCCGTTTGACGGCAGTACCTTTGCGGGAAACCCGCAAGAATCGATTCCCCTTGGCAACACGGCTTGACCAGGCCTTGAAGCGAGTGCGCCAAGCGTCCGTTCGGCGTCAGCAGGCGCACCAGGCCTACATCGAGGCGATCCTCGCGGCCTCCGTCGCCGGGGCGTCGCTGCGCGAAATTGCCGAGGCGGCAGGCGTCAAGCACCAGACGGTGGCGGCGATCCTGCGCCGCGCCCGCCCCTGATACCCTCACGGCCAGACACCGACGTGGGGGTTCATCTCCTTCTAGGTGATCTGACCGACTAGGGCCCGCTTCGGCGGGCTCTCGTCGTTTCAAGGAGGTCTCTGTGAGCATCACCTTCACTGACGGCGTCACGCCGCTGAATGCGGCGAACATGAACGCGCTCGAGCAGAAGGCGAACAAGGGCCAGAACTCCGGCTACCTCGGCCTCGACGCGAGCGGCAACGCCAACCTGGCGGCGGCGGGGAAGATCGTTTGGGCAGGCGACACGAACCTGTACCGGTCGGCAGCCAACAGGCTGAAGACCGACGGCGGGATCGACGCGGGTGGGAGCGGCCAGGCAGGAGCGCTCTTCCGGGCGACCGCCATCGCCGCGACGAACTCGCATCCCTTCGCCGCCTTCGTCAGCGGTGAGGCGAACGAGCGAATGCGCTTGTCGATGGACAACGCCGGGAACCCCGGCCTCTGGTTCGGTCCCGGCGGGGCGAGTGGTTCCGACACCAACCTGTACCGCTCGGCGGCGAGCGCCTTGAAGACGGACGGCCTGTTCAATGCCGGGGGCGGGATCATCTCCTACGCGGGCGCGGCCCAGCAGATCTCGCTTACCTACACGGGCACGAACGTCCCTTCCATCTTCTTTGGCAACGTCAACGACACCGCTCTGTACCGCTCCTCGGCAAACGTGATCGACAACTCCGTTGGGCCGTGGGGGACGTTTCGGGCGGCGGCGTTCAGCGTCCAGTCCGACCGGAAGACGAAGCAGGAGATCCAGTCTGCGCAGGACGGTTTGCACGAGAAGCTACTGAAGGCGGGGATCTACACCTACCGTCGCGATGACAGCGAAGACCGGCATCTTGGGCTGATGGCAGACGAGCTTCCTGACGAGGTTGTCACGGTCGGGAACGCCGGGGCGTTTGCCGAGGAGGGCGAGACGATGGCGTTCATCGACATCTACAAGCTGGCGGCTGCGCTCGTCGCGACCGTGCAGCACCTGAACGAACGGCTCACCGCGCTGGAAGCGACATGACTCTGCGTCTGCTCAAACACATCATCCAGGTTGTTGTCCTGGAAGAAGACGATGACGGCAACGTGATCGGGGAGAGGCTCTCGGAGCCGCAAGTCTTCTACGACGAGGCCGAGGCGGTGCAGTTCATCACCACCACACGCGCACAGCTGGCGGCGCAGACGAATGGAGGCAGTGATGGCGAAGTCGAAGAAGGGGATGGGCTTCGAAGCAGCAGCGTCGAGCGCAGCCCGAAGCGCGGGCGTGTCGAAAGCGAGGGGTAGGGCGATCATCGCCGCCGCCGCTCGCAAGGCCTCCCCCGCCGCGAAGAAACGCAACCCGAACCTGAAGAAGGTGAAGTGATGGCAGACCAGCAGAACACGACGACACCGCAGGCCCAGCAGTCGCCGCCAGAGTTCATGTCGACGCAGAACACGACCGGCGAGCCGAAGCTGCCGCCCGCGGTCGTGATCGAGTCGCAGTCGAAGAAGGCCTGAGATGTGGATCCCTGCTCGTACGGGCGCGCATCCGGCGAAGCAGACGATTGCCGCCTCGGGCTCCGGCACCTTCGCCGCTCCGGCGGGGGCGAACGGCTTCTACCTCGGCGCGGACAACCCGTTCTACTTCACCATCGACGGCTCTGCCGCCTCGGTGACGAACGGGCTCTACGTCGACCCCGGCAAGGGCTCCATCGGCCTGGTGCCGGTGACGGTGAAGGGGCAGCTGTCGATCTTCAACCCCGGTCCCTCCGCGGTCAACATCGAGGTCTGCTGGCTCGAGCAGACAGACGACTGAGATGCCGCGGGAGTGCATCCCCTGGGGGAAGGCTGTGTCGGACAACGGCTATGGAAAGGTCGGCGTTGGGCGGCGTGTTCTTCTCGCGCACCGAGTGGCGTATGAGCGAGAGGTCGGCGCGATCCCGGCGGGAATGGTCGTGCATCACGAATGCGGGAATCGTTCCTGTGTGAATACGGCTCACATGCGGTTGATGTCACTCCCAGAGCACACCCGGATGCATCACTCGGAGTCGACTGATGGACGATGTAAGCGCGGGCACGACGTCACCGATTCACGCAACGTATACGTCCACCGAGGCCATCGTGAGTGCCGGGTCTGTCGTACGGAGGCTGTTCGGGCTTACAGGGAGAGGAGGCGTAGTGGCGCGAAAGAAGCCTCGCACAGCAGCCGGTAAGAAGGCCAAGGTCGAACAGGTTATGACGGAATGGAAGGGCGGCACGCTCCACTCCGGCTCGAAGAAGGGTCCCGTCGTCCGCAACCAGCGCCAAGCAGTAGCGATAGCCCTGAGTCAAAGCGGGCAGTCGCGCAGGCCGCAGAAGCCGAAGAGCAAGCGGTAGGCCCGTCCCGCTCCGGGTTGGGTTCCGCGTAGGGCAGCGGTCGATCTGATCGCCGCTCTCCCGTAGTCACGTTTTCCACCACACGCCGAGCGAGACGGGCCTTACCTCCTAGTCAGCCGAACGTGATCCGTCTCTTACGGCGGGCTCACGTCAGCGACCCAAGGAGGCCCCGTGAAGGTAGTGCTCGTCATCACGGTCCTGATCATCACCAACGTGGTGATCCTGACCAGCAAGGCGCTCGCAGGCTCGTCGGTGAAGCAGGTGATCTGCGGCGTCTTCGGCCCGTACTGCCAGCAGGCGCTCGCCGTCTCCCGCTGCGAGACCGGCGGCACGTTCTCGACGATGGCTCGGAACGGCCAGTACCTCGGCCTCTTCCAGATGGGCTCGTACGCTCGGGCCCGCTACGGGCACGGCCCCGACCCGTGGACACAGGCCGAGGCCGCATTCAGATACTTCGCCGACTCGGGGTTCTCATGGGGTCCTTGGAGTTGCAAGCCCTGATCGAAGCGCTCGACCGGCTGGAGCAGACGGTGACAGCGCTGGAGAACCTCGTCGAGGGAGCTAATGGTGTCAACTTTGGAAACCGCCGACCCGGCGATGCTCGAGGCGTTCCGCGTCGAATTCGCACGACGGCTGAACGAACGTGCCGAAGCGCTCAGACATCCGGCAGGTCTTCTCGATCATGTGCAGTGCATCGACCCGAAGACGGGTGAGCGTTTCACCTTCACCTTGAACGACGAGAGCGCCGGGTGGTACTGGCAGCGTGACGTCCTCGACGAGTGGATCAAGCATCCGCTCTCGCTCGTGCTGAAGGCGCGGCAGATCGGGATCACCTGGCTGGCCGCGGGCTATGCGCTCTGGAAGCTTCTGACAATGCCGGGGACGCGCGCGCTTGTCGTCTCGATCAACGAGGACGAGGCGATCAAGGTCGTCAACCGGATCTTCGACATGTTCGTCTCGCTCCCCGACCACCTGCAATTCGACGCCAAGATCACCAAGCCCTCGAGGGACGCTCGACCAACGACCCTGATCGAGTTCACGTTCCCCGACGGGAGGATCTCGTCCGTGGTCGGCCTGCCCTCGACCCGGCGGGCCGGTCACGGCGAGACCGCGACCATCGTCCTGCTCGACGAGTACGCCCGCCACGAGTACGCGCGCGAGTCGTGGAAGGCGACCTTCCCGACCGCGGACAACGGCGGTCAGATCGTCGTTATCTCAACGGCCAACGGTGTTTCCAATGAGCAGACCGGTGAAGGCAACTTCTTCCACCACCTGTACGTCAACGCCGAGTCGTACGGGATCGAGACGCAATTCCTTCCCTGGTCGCTGCATCCCGACCGGGACGAGGACTGGTACGCGAAGAACGCGCGTGCCCTCCCCGCGGCGGACCGGGCCGAGCAGTTCCCGCGCACGCCAGACGACGCTTTCATCAACACCGGAGAGTGCTGGTTCGACCTCGAGAAACTGGCCTGGTACGCAGAGCACGCTGTGCTCGAGGAGGACAACCGGTTCCGCTTCGTCGTCGACGAGACAGGCGCGAAGGCGAAGATCCATTACGAGGGGAAGGGCTGGGTTCGTCTCTACGCGAAGCCGGATCCAACGCACTCCTACGCCGTCGGCGCGGACGTTGCGACCGGGCGCGGGTTTGACTACTCCTGCGCCTACGTCATCGATCTCACCTCGATGGCGCTCGTCGCGGAGCTCTACGGCAAGCTCGACGCCGACGAGTTCGCGGAGCAGCTGCACTACCTCGGACGCTACTACGGCAACGCCAGGATCGCGGTCGAGATGGGCGGCGGCTACGGCGAGCCGGTGATCATCAGCCTCCGCGACGGCAGGAAGGGCAGGCCGCACTACCCGAAGCTCTACCGGCACGCCATCGCCGACCGGGCCGACATGCACCAGCTGAAGAACTACGGCTTCCCGATGAACGCGAAGACGCGCCCGCAGGTGATCAACCAGATCGAGCAGGTGATCCGGGAGCAGTCGCTTCCGGCGATGAGCCGGACGCTGATCATGGAGTGCAGGACGTTCGTCCGCCAAAAGACACTGCCCAGCCCGCGCGCGCAGGAAGGCTCGAACGACGACCGGGTGATGGCGTTCGGGATCGCGCTCGAGATGTACCGCCAGTTCGGCACGCACCCGAAGCGGGCGAAGCGCACGACCGCGAGGAAGCCGACGCACCGCTACCCCTGGGAGCAGAAGCGCCGTGTCGCTTGAGCTCGAGGAGCGAGTCCGCGTTCAGGCGCTGCTCGACGCGATCTATGAGCGTTGGGGCGCGTACGCCCAGAACATGATCGACGGTCTGCCGCGGGTCTGGCCTCCCGACGGTCTCTTCTTCGTACGCAGCCCGTTCCCGAGGCCGTGGCGCGAGCCCCCCATCGGGCCCGTCGACGACACCTTCCACCGCCAGCTGCACCGGCTTCACCAGACCGGCTTTCACATCGAAGGGACAAGGAGACTCGCATGAGCGCATCAATGCCCGAGCTCGCTGCCGCGCTCGGCGGTGCACCGCCACCGCCCGGTCCTGGCGGCGGCATGCCGGGAGGGCCCGCAATGGGAGGGCCGGTCCCGCCCGAGCCCGATGACACCGACGAAGGCCCGAACGACACGCCCTCGATGGACGCGCTCGACGCCGCCGAGGAGGCGCTGCACGCGTTCATCCAGCTTGACCCCGACCACGCCGACCGCGCCGAGGCGACCAAGGCGATGCAGATCGTGATCAAGCTGAAGGGGAACCAGCAGGCCTCGGCGCAGGCCGGTGATCTCTCCAGCCTGCAGCGCGCACTCGGGCAAGGGCCCGGAGGCACGTATTGAGCGAGACCGATCTCTACGACC